CAAATTCATCGGCGAGAACGCGGGCGGCTTCATCAGCAAAGCGATGGAGTTCATCACGCGAATGGCCCCGAAGCTCATCCAGGCCGGCATCAAAGCAATCGGCAACATCGCGCAATACCTGCCGCAACTAATCCAGATGGGCATCGACCTGCTCGTCGAAACCGTCAACGCGATCGCCGAGGTCATCCCGAGCGTGATGGGGCAAATCACCGCCGGAATCATCGGAGCAATCAAGGTCCTCACGCAGCCAGAGAACCTACTCAAGATCATCAAGGCAGGCATCACCCTACTCATGGCGCTAGTCGAGGCAATCCCGGAAATCATCACGGCGCTCAGCGAATCACTCCCGGACATCATCGAGAACATCGTCCGATGGATGACCAGCCCGGAGGCGCTCGCCCAAATCACGATGGCGACCCTGACCTTATTTGGCGCGATGATCATGGCCATCCCGCGAATCATTAAGGCACTCGGCACGGCCCTAAGCAAGCTACTCACCGACGCCTGGGACTTCATCCGCAACGGCTTCGAAGCCTTCAGCGCAAAGTTCGGCAAGGCGATCGGCGCCGCCATGGCCAAGGGCATCAACGGCGTCCTCGGCTTCATCGAGAGAGCCATCAACGGACCAATCAACGCGGTCAACGCCCTAATCGGCGCCCTCAACGCCATCCCGGGCGTGAACATCGGCAAACTCAGCGGAATCAAGCTACCACGCGTCGCGCTCGCAGAGGGCGGCATCGCTACCGGACCGACCACCGCACTTATCGGCGAAGCAGGTCGCGAGGCGGTCATCCCGCTCGAACAAAACACAGGCAACTGGGCCGGACTACTCGCCGGCAAGCTCGCCGAGGAATTTGAGAGCCAAGGCAACGCACCAGGCAGCACCATCAACGTTTACTTCAACAACCAAATCGACAGCAAGCTCGACATCGAACAAGTCAACCAAGAGCTTCTGACGGCAATCAGGAGGGCGGCATGAATCTAAACCAAATCAGCATCAAGAACTTCATCCTCGCACTATTCAAGCGCGATGACGGCGAGAGGATCCTGCTCGGCTCCGGCGCCTACGAATTCGACGCCGAGCTCCAGCACTTCGCGGCCAACATCATCGCTAATGACGTCATCGAGAAACAAGGCACCGACGGCCAGCTACTAGCAGGGCAGGTCCGCCGCTGCGCCCCGCAGAGCTTCGACGGCTTCGTGGGCGATGCGTCCACCAGCCGAGAGGACACCGAGAACTACCGCCGCGCATTCATCCGCTTCTTCCAGCCTCGCCACTTCTACACAGTCATCTACATCCTCCCGGACGGCACCGCCATCCAGCGCAAGAACGGCTACTTAACCGACGCCCCAGCCGTGCCGGAGCAATACCAGAAAAGCCCGCGCTACCACGTGGCGCTCGCTTTCGAGGACCTCAACTACTACAGCTACGCCGAAGACGCCCAGGGCGACGAAACCTACGCCCAGACGGTCAGCCTACAGCCAGAGAGCGAACTCACCGGCGGCCTAGTCTGGAACGCAATCGGCACCGTTTGGGAGCCGGAGAGCAAACGCCTCACCGGAATCAACGGCGACACCTTCCAGCAGAGCTACTCAGGAAAGAACCTGTTTGACAGAAGCAATATGGATATTCGCAACGGATATCTATATAACAACGAGCTCTTTTTCGCGACAAATTACCCAGACCGAACATTCATTATCCCATGTGAACCGAACACGACATACACGGTATCGAGAAGCGTATTAACAAGTTCATTCAGAGTAGCTTACTCTGACATTGTTCCGAGCGAAATCCCAGCTACTACGGGAAGAACCCAGAGAATCGCTTGCGCTGGGCAGACAAACAATAATCAAGGATATACAATCACTATTACTACTGGAGCTAACGCCAAAGCATTACTATGCCACTATGGTCATACTAGAAACGATTCTGGCACAATCAACCAATCTCTCGATACGATAATGGTCGAAGAAGGCTCGACCTCCACCTCATTCGAGCCATTCGTGGGCGGGCAACCAAGCCCGAATCCAGACTACCCACAGCCAATTCAGACGGTGGCAGGAACACAGACCATCACCATCGACGGCACGGACTACCCGCTCGACCTCGGCGACATCGAACTCGCAGAGTTCGACGGTTTTCAAGATCACATCTTTAAGGACGGAAGCGACTGGAAGCTCCACAAAGAAACAGGAAAATTTGTTTTCACCGAAGAAACAACTCCTACCGCCGGGCGGTCAAAAAATGGGAGCATCGGCTTCGTCCTTAACGCCGAAAATAACCCATTAACGGGAAAACATATCCCGATGGTTGGAGCTTGCTCGCATTTCGACATAGAGGGCGGATTGACGACTTGGACTGGCATCAATAAAACTGGCATGAACAGCGCCGGCGCACTCTGGTTCCAGACAGGCGACAGTGAACGCCCAGACTCAAGAACAATAGCACAATTCTTCGACTGGCTCGCAAGTTCGAGCGTTGTATACAAATACGCACTCGCCACCCCGGCCGAAACCGTCATCACCGACCAAACGCTCATCAACCAGCTCGAGGCAATCAGCGGAGCGCTCGGCTCCGGAGCCACCCCGACCATCACCCCAGCGCAAGGCAACCTTCCAGCCGTACTAACCACCGAATCGACAGGAGTCGGAGGCGGCGCAGTCTGGGATGCCGAAACCGGCCACGCCACCACGACCATCACGGTCAACGGCCTCTACGCGGTGAGCCCAATCTGGACGGTGCCAGGCCCAGCCGAATCGCCACTAATCGAGAACATCACCAACAACACGAGCCTCAGCTACCTCGGCCAAATCCCAGCCGGCCAGAGCCTAATCGTAGACTGCGGCAACCAAACCGCCACCATTGCCGGCGCCAACGTCAAGAACAACATCAGGGGCACCTGGCAGACATTCGAGCCAGGGCAGACCACAATCCGCTACTCGGGCGCGAACATCACCGCCCCAAGCACCCTGGAATGGAATGAGGTAGTTGGCTAATGGAACAGATCGCAGCAACCTACCAGATCCAGCTCCGCCTAAACGGCCAGCCAATCGGCGACGTGCGCGAACTCGCCGAGAATCTACGCTGGACGCGCAACCGCACCAACTACGGCATCGACGCCATCGAATTCAGCCTAAACGACCAATTATTCGCGAAATGGTGCGAATCCTACGGCACGACCATCAAAGCGATGCTCAAACCTATCGCCCTCGAGGCCAGAGTCGTCCGCAACGGCGAGGAAATCGCCGGCGGATTTCTCGCCAGCCTCCCGGCATACCAGCCGAACCAGGCCAGCGCCACGCTCCAGATGCGCTTCGACGGCTACATGAACCTACTCGCCGGCATCATCATCCCACCGACCGCACTCGCGACCAAACGCGCCAACAAATTCATCACCGACTGGATCGACATCGCGAACGCCAGAAGCGCCGCGGCAGGCAAACCCTACGGATTCGTGGCTCAGAGCGTCCAGAATCTCGCCACAGTCCAGCGCACCTACGACAACTACAAGAGCGTCAAGGAGGCCATCCTGGAGATGACCGACAACGTCGACGGAGCCGGCCAATTCGACGTCATCTTCAACCCGGACAAGTCCTACTACATCACCAACAGCCTCGGCCGGACGATCACCGACTGGCAACTCTACTACCCGCCACGCGACGGCGGTCAGTCGATCGCGACCATCAGCGCCCCGGAGGTCCAGGGCTTCGCCAGCCACGTGCTCACCCTCGGCGCGGGCGAAACATCCAGCAACCCAGACCAGTCCACGGTCATCACAGCATCGAGCACCGACCCCATCGCGGTCGCGGAATTCGGCTACTTCGAAACCATGACCCAATACTCGAGCGTGAGCCGCCAAGCGACCCTCAACAGCCACAACGCCACCGATCTCCACAACGCCACCAACCTCCAATGGAATCCGCAAATCACCCTATTCGGCCGACAGACCCCGCCAAGCCCAACGGCGGACTTCGGCCTTTGGATTGGCGACCAAATCTACCTGGAGAACACGGCAGACCCAACCGGAATGACCACCGGCTGGTTCGAAATCGAAGCCATCGAGGTCAGCGTCAGCGCGACTGGCGCCGAAACGGTCAAGCCAAGACTAGAGAGGGTCGCATGAACAACGCGGACAGCTTCGACCGGCTAATCAAATCCTGCGAGCGGGAGCTCCGCGACCTCAAGACCATCAGCGTCCGCCCATTCGGCCTGATCAGGTTCTACACGAAGACATTCACGACCGGAACAACCACAGGCTTCCGCGTGATCCTCACGTTTGACCAGAGCGCAATCCTACCGGCCATGCTGACCATCATCATCGGAGCCAGCACAGGACTCTACTCAGACCGCTGGTTCAGGACCATCCGAACAACGCCAGGCACCTACACCTACGAATTCGACCGCACCGTCCGCACCGCTCGCCAATTCGCCATCAGGCTCGACAGCTCGAGCCCGTTCACCGCAACCATCACGGAGGAAAGCTAATGATTGACACTTTCGAGAATCGCATCAAACGCCTAGAGGACGAGATCACGGCGCTAAAGTCTGCCCGCTATCGCTCCAGCGCTAACACGCCGACCGAAACCAAAGAAACGACCGTCCAGACGGTAATCAGAGGCTACACGGACAGCCAGGGCAACAAGAGCACATTCCCAGTCAACGAGGGCCACATCGCCGTTTCAATGGCTGAGGGCGGCTTCGTGAGCTTCGCAATAAAGACCGACAGCGGCGACCGCACATTCATGGCTGCGCTCGGCGGCACGAGCGACGGCCGAGCCGAGTACATCGTCGAGGTCGAGAGCGGTAGCCTCGCCGACGCCCAGGAGCTCGACGGCGACCCAAACAGGCGCAAGACCATCCCCATCACGGTCCAAATAACAGCAACAAACGAATTCACGGTTCAAACGTGGTTGGAGCCATAGCATGCAAGACTTCAGCGAGAGAATCCGAAGAATCCAGCACGAGCTACGCGATCTAAAGACGGCCGGGCTATACCCGAGCATCATGGCGCCTTGCCTATTCGAGGCAACAATCCCAAGAGTCATGAGAGGCGACCCGCGCGTCAACATGCGCATCTACTACAAGAAGACCGCCACCAACGAAGCACCGTGCACATTCCTAAACCAAATCAGCCTCACCGGCTACTATTTGAAGCCATACGACTACGCGACACAGACCCAGGACATCCGCGTCGACTACTCCGCGCAACGGAATGTCGCCATCTACTCGACGCGCGAGATCTACGCCATCGAGAACAGCACCACGCCAGCGCCACCTGAACCAATCATCCCACCAGAGCCGGAACCGCCGACACCGCCAGACGAGTGGACCCAATACCGCCAATTCAACCCAGCCAACATGGGAACGCGGCGGGGCTACTGCCTCCAGAACTGCCGCCTGGGCTTCGGAATCATGACCGGCCAATTCCCGAGCGCCCGCGCCGACATGAACAGCCAGCGCGCCAACGGCACACTCCACACCGACCTACCACCGCCTGCCAACATCGCGGTGCCAGTCTACTGCGAATCAGGCACACCGAACGGCCACGTCGTGGTCTGGGATCACGGCAAGGTCTACAGCGACGGTAAGCTAATCACCAAGGGCCTCAGCGCCTGGGCCACCGTCTACGGATGGGGCGAGCTTTGCGACGGCCGCCGAGTCGTCCAGCGCAGCTAAACCGTGCCGACAGGCCGAGAGAATCAAGGCAGACTAAACAGGAGAACCCAAGACCATGGGCTTCAAGCAAATCCGCAACTTCAACCCGCGCGCGATGGGAACCAGGCCAGGCTACTGCCTCCAAAACGCGCGGCTCGGCTTCGGCATCAAGTCCGGAACCTACCCAAGCGCCAAGGCAGACATGGCCGCGCAGAAGAAGAACGGAACCTTCCACGCAGGCAACCCGCCGACAAGCATCGCCGTGCCGGTCTACTGCGACACAATCAGCAAATTCGAGCACGTCGTCGTGAGCGACCACGGCACCGTCTACTCAGACGGCAAGCGCATCCAGAACGGCCTCAGGGCCTACAGGGTCTTCGGCTGGGGCGAATGCTGCGACGGCAAGAGGGTCGTCGAGCCAATCAGCGAACCGGGCGAGGGCTTCCTCCCGCCACGCGGCTACTGGCGCAAGGGCGACACGGATCCACGAATCGGACGCCTCGCGGCATTCATGCGGACGACATTCAAGGCCTACACACCAGCTGCCGCCCTCGGCAACTACTACGGCCCGAACCTTTGCGGAGCCATCAAGGAATTCCAGCGCAGGACCGGCCTCGTGGCCGACGGAAACACCGGACCAATCACATACAAGAAGCTCCAGAGCTTCGGATTTAAGGGTTAAACAGGAGAATCACCAAATGACCACCAAGAAATCAACCAACACCGCCAAGAAGACAGCAAAGGCAATCAAGAAGACGCGCAAGGCCACCCCGGGCATCTTCCTGATCAAGAACCGCACCTACGACATCCTCAAGGCGCTCGCGACCATCATCCTCCCAGCCATCGACGCCCTCTACATCACGCTCGCCGGAATCTGGGGCTGGGGCTTCGGCGCACAAATCGACGCCACCATCCAGGCGGTCATCGCATTCATCAACGTCCTGCTCGGCCTATACATCGCGCGCAGCAGCAAGGCCTACGCCAAGGGTCAAATCAAATAAACACCAGGGAGCCAGCGCTCCCACTCCGAGGCGGCTCATGGCCTTCCGCCTCGAAGCGGGCGCACAGACGACCCGAGAACCTTCAGAAAGGGGTGGAAATCATGACCCTCGACATCTTCATTGAAATCAAGGGCCAATTCGACAGCCGCGAACTTTGGAACGCAATCGAACACACAGGCGTCAACCTGACCGACGTGGGCGACTGCGTCCTCATCTACGGCAACACGACACACGCCAACCTCGCGCCAATCATCACCACCTGCGCGGCGTTTGGCGAAGACATGCACGTGCACATCACCCGGCCAAACTAAACCAAGCGGGGCCTCCGGGCTCCGCACAACCAAAAGGACACAATGACAGAAATCATAATCGCAGCGATCAGCGCCGGGCTCCCGACAATCGCCACAATCATCACATCACTCATGCAGGCCAAGACCGCCCGCAAGAACGCGGCCAAGTCCAGCATCCTCCAGCTCATCCTCGAGGACCGCTTCGACCACCTAAACGGCAAGCTCCCGACAAACTACCAGAACGTTCTGCACGAGTTCGACATCTACACCGCAGCCGGCGGGAATAGCTACGTAGCCGAGCGCGTCAACGCCTACAAGGAATGGATCCACCAAATGGAAACCAAGGATGACAAGGCAGAGGCGGACGTGTTAGAATAATCCCAGGCGCCGCCACAGTGATCCGGCGACGACCAAGAAAAGCTCCTGTCCGGGGGCTTTTTTGAATCTACAGACATGTGGAAAACTCCCCAGTTTTACGAAAAAATCGCAAAAAAGTGCGAAAAAGTCGCAAAAAAGCGTTGACTTTCAGGACCTAAAGGCTTATAATTGAATCAGAACATAAGAAGAAAGGATCACAAGAATGACAAACGAAGAAATCAAGAAACTCAACCGCCAAACCCTCAAAGAGCTGAAGAAGCTCGCCAACGAGGGCAAGGCAACCATCGCACAAATCGCACTAATCGGCAGCCTCGAACGCGAGCTTGCCGCCTAAAAACAACCCCGGACAGGACAAAAAAGAAAGGATCACATAATGACAACCCAAGACTTCACCCGCGAAGAAATCGCCGCCATCGGCGTCGCCCTCCACTACATCATCGAACACACGACCGACCCGAACCTCGAAGAAGCCGCGGCGAGCGCGCTCGAAAAAATCGAATCATAAGAAAGGACACAATGGCCAAGGACTACATCATCGCAGGCACCGACTCGATCGGTCGAGCTGCGGTCTTCTGCACACTCGAACCAGTCGAGAGATTCCAACTAAACAGCAAGGGCAAGGCCGAACGGCAACCGACTCGGAGCTTCCGAGCGGTTTCACTTCCAGCCGACGCGATCAACACCAGCATCTACGACCGCCCGCTCTTCTTCGCCAGCAAACAAGCCGCCGAAGACTACCTGACCAAAGTCAACACCGTCGAAATCGACTGGTCGGCGCTCCAAAGCATCCACATCTTCCCAATCAGCCGATGCGCCTGCGGCGCCCTGCACATCGACCCAGCCGGAACCGACCCGGAACCATACCAATGCAAGAAATGCCAAAGAAAGGACAGCAAGAAATGACACCAGACCTAAACAGCCTCACGATCCGCACGAACATCCGCGACTGGCGCAAGCAGAGCGTCTTCATCATCGAGGTCGGCCCGCACGGCAAGACACTCCGCGCCGACATCCGGGCGATCGCCGAGGACGAGCTCACGGCTCGCCACATCATCGAAGCGCTCGAGCGCAACCTGCCAGCAAGCTCCCGCATCTACGCGGAGCCCTACGACGCCACCACAGGCATCACGACGCTCGAAACAGCCGCAGACCATGCGACACTAGTCTACAAGCTCGAACGCGCCGCAGAAGCGGAATGACGCGCTCAGACGGCAACAGAAAACCCGCCGACCTGGCAGGTTTCTGCGATAGGAAGACGGGCGCCCGAACATTTAAACGCCCGACACCATCAGCGTCGCGCCCAATCGGCACGGACGGAGCCAGCTGGACAAATCGGCCCAAATCTGCTACAATCAAGGCAGTTCGAAGCCGAAAAGAACGAAGCCCAACGGAGCAATCCGCTGGGCTTTTTGTGCGCCAAGCTCGGGGCCCCTGATTAAAACGCAACAATCAGGAGGTAATATGAACCCATCGCAGGAATCGCATGCCAGGCGCTACGTCATCCTCACCCAAGACATCCTAGAAGACAACAGGACCACACTCGCCGAGAAGATAGTCCTCGCCAGGATTTCAGGCTTCGAGATTTTCTTTGAATCGGCAGACGAAACGGCGGAAAAGCTAAACATCAGCGTCGACAAGGTCCGCAAGGCCAAACAGAACCTGGCCAAGCTCGGACTCATCACAGAAATCACAGACACTGGCCGCGGCAAACAATACGTGGCGAGCTTCCTCGGTGGGTCGAGGTTGGCAAAATTAACCAATCAGATTAGTAAAATTAACCAATCAGATTGGCAAAATCAACTAACAGAGAATAAAGAGAGATTAAAAAGAGAATTAAAAGAAAATAAAACAAAAGAAAAGACCGAGCCAGACCAGCCGCAGCAATTCGGCAATCCAGACATCAACGCCCTGCTCGACGCATGGGCGGAAGCCACAGGCTTCGACTACAAGAACCAGAAAATGGAGCGCTACGCGATGGCCGGCCTGCTAAAGACCCACGGCCTAGACGCCACCAAAGCGCTCATAAACCGCGTGAAGCTCGCAAGACGCTCAGGCGACCGTTTCGCGCCACAAATCGCCAAGCCGAGCCAGCTGAGGGGCAAATACAGCAAGTTTGAAGCGCTGACCATGTGGGCCGAGCGGCGCGAAGCAGAGCAGAGCAGCACACCTGCCCCGATGGTGCCGAAGAATCCCGACTACTTCTACGAGAATCCGGACGCCTACGACACAGGCGAAACCCGCGAGGAAATCCACGAGCGCTGCGAGGCGCTCCGCAAAAAGTACGGCTTCGGCCCGAGGAAGGAGCTCGACTAGATGAAGAACTTCACGCCAAAGCCAAGCAATCGCGACGACCTGCCAAGCATCAGCGACTGGCCAAGTTTCTACCTCTACGAGCACCCAGCCGGCGAATGGCATCGCACCGACGAACGGCTCACCCGCGAAATCAACCGCCACGTCTTCCTAAACGCGCCGTTCGACTGCGCCGGGCGCGCTTTCTACCCGCAATGGCCAGAGCCAGCCTACAAGACCGCGACAAAGGCCGCGTGGATCCTAAGACCCGACGGCACCCGAGCCGCCCGCTGGATTTGGATCGAGCGCGACCACGCCAAATGGCATGCCTCCTGCGAACTCATCGACAAGGGCCGCTGCCGCAGCCGCGTCATCCTGCGGCTCAGCTACGACCCACAGAAGAAATTCTGGACCAAAATCATCAACCTAGACCAAATCGAAGAAAGGAAACAATGAGAACCACCAAGATCATCATCATGACCGAAGCCGACCAGCTCCGGCGGAATCAAATCGCCGAGGAGCTAGCCAGGCAAACCCGCCTGCCAATCGCCAGGATCCTGCTAAGCACATGGACCCAAATCGACGGCAGCAAATACACGACCACGCTGGGCAGGGAAGTAAGGCTCACGCCAGCCCTGGCCGACTCGATCGACGCGCTACCCCGCACCGGCCGCTTCGTCTTCAGCACTTCCCCATTCCCTCCGACAATCCCGGACAAATACCTCGAGGGAGCGAGAGCCTGGGCGCGCAGGAAGAACCGCCGGCATCTACGGATTCGGTTCGAATAATCGCCAAAAGGGTGGGCGCCCAAATCAAAAAAGCATAAGCAAAGCGTTGACAAAACGGCCGTGATTTGATACCATAGAGATAACAAACAAGCGCATACTTAACAATAAGAAGACAAGAAAGACGAGCGGACAATCGTCGAAACGCTAAACTTACAATGTCGCACAATGTATAGACCAAGACATCAACTGCGACACCACAAAGCCATCGAAAATCAAGCCGCTCGCAAGAGCGGACTTTTTAATGGGGCTTCGAGCACCCGAACGGCTTCGGACTGGAAACTCCACAAAGGGCCCGCGAATCGGCGCGCAAGAATAGGAGCGGCCGACCGACCCGAGAAACACAAACACCAACCAAACGAAAGGAGTCAACATGACAACTAAACAGAAAATAGCAGCAATCATCGCACTAATCGGCCTGCTAATCCTCGCCGGAATCGCAGGGGGCAATGACGCCGACTACGAAGCACAACGCTCCGGCTCGACCACCTGCAACCAGGCACAGATCACAGGCGACGCGGAGATCTGCCGCTAATGACCAAACGAACAGGATCAGACGACAAGAAGCTCGTCTGGAACCAATACGAAGAACAGGAAATCTAAAGAATGGCAGGAACAAAGGCAGGCGGCATCAAAGCCGCAGAAACAAACATGAAGCGCCACGGTCGCGACTTCTACGCGAGAATCGGCTCAAGAGGCGGACGCGTAAGCAGCGCCGGCGGCTTCGCCAGCGAGAAAAAAGGCGCGGACGGACTCACCGGACCAGAGCGCGCCAGAATCGCCGGAGCCAAGGGCGGCAAGATCAGCCGACGCGGCAAACCAATCAACCCAAAGAAGAAAGGCCTCAGCGCTGGCCTCACGCCAGGATCAAGGGCCAAGAAATAAGGATCACAAGAAATGAAGCAAATCAAAGTAATCACAGAGAACAGCGAAGCCATCAAGGTTAACAGTCGCGACATGAGCCTCACAGAAATCGCGGAAGCACTCGCCGGATTGAAACCAGCCTATCGCAAGGAGGTCATCCGCACCGCCAAGAAGCTCGCCAAGGCTTACAAGAGCTACCAGGACATCCAGGCCGAGCTCGGCAACATCGAGGAGATCGACAATGGCAGACGCTAAGCGAACCCTCGCGGCCAGAATCGCCGCAATCAGCAAAGACCTGGGCGCCATTCAGAAAGGCGGCCACAACCGCGAACAGCACTACGACTTCATCGAATATGCGGCGGTCTCCGGCAAGATCCGCGAGCTCCTAGACAAGCATGGCGTCGCAATCATCCCAAGCGTCAGCAACTACGAACGCGACGACGTCAAGAGCAAGAGCGGAGCCACCGGCTACCACTACACGCTCCAAATGCACTTCACGGCAATCAACGCCGACGACCCAACCGACAAGCTCGAGGCGGACTGGATGGGCGAATCTACCGACTGGGGCGACAAGGGCATCAACAAGGCCGAAACCAGCGGCACCAAATACTTCTACATGCGCCTCTTCAACATCAGCGAGAAAGGCGACGCCGACAACGACCCAGACAACACGAGCGGCGCATCCAGCGAATCACGCCCAGCCAAGACCAAGACAAGCACAGGCCTCCGCGTTGACTTCAACCAAATCCGCGAAACCGCCGACGCAATCGACGACATCGAGAGCCTCAAAACCTACTACGAAGAACTAAAGGCCAAGAATCCAACGCCGGGCCAACTCAAGGCCATCAACGAGATCATCAGCAAGGCCAAAGCAAGGCTCACAGAGAGGTAGACCATGAACGAAGAAGAACTCACCAGCACAATCGAACAGCTGAGCAAACAGCTCGAGGAAGCGAAGAAACGCCAGGTCTACCTGGCCGCCCAGCGCAAGAAACTCGAGCGCGAGCGCCAGCAAGCGCAGGGGAACCAAATCGGCTACTACGCCATGCGAAACCTCAAGGAAATCGTCGCGACCATCAAGATCATCGTCGACCAAATCGACCTGGAGAAGCAAGACGAGGCCGCAATCCTCAGCGAGCTACAAATCATCAACAAGCGCAGCTACGACGGCATCAGGGCCCTCGACCGCGACGCAACAGAAAGGGGCGAAGAATGAACGAAGACATCAGACTCCCAAACGGCCAGGACGACAAACCCCATGACGAGAGCTTCCGGCCGAAGATCATCAACCGACTCAACCGCCAAATCATGGGTGAGCAAATCGGCCTAATCTAAACCGACGCCTTCTAGAGCGGCAGGCGTTAAAGAGCACCGCTAGCACCAGACAATTTGTCAAAGCGCCGGCAAATCAGAATTGCTAATCAATTAGCTCATCGAGTTATTACACCGCCGGCGCGGGCGGCTACTTTTAAGGTGCAAAATTACCGAGCGCCCACATCGCGCTCAAACTCTTATGTTAGAAAGTTTCGTTTTGTTTCTTTTCTTCTTACTTTGAAGCCGCCCAGATGGGCGCCAACCCGGAAACCCTCCCGGTTGGCTCCCCATCGGAACCGATGAACTGCGAGCGTCGGCTCCGACGGGGAAATCCCCGAGGAAAACAAGAAATGATCCACACCAAGAAATTCGTCTACCGCGGCACGATCCGCGCCAAGAAAAACAGCAAGCAAATCATCCGAGCCAGCGACGGCCGCCCTTTGATTGTTTCGAACAAAGCCGCCAAGGCCAACGAGGATGACATGGTCGAGCAATTCCGAACGCAGGGAATCGCTCCGCTAAGCGCCACCGAACGCGTCAGCGCGATGCTCGAAGCCGGAAAGGCAGGCATCACCTACCAAATCAAGGCAGTCATCTACCAGCCAAACGGCATCAGGCGCGACCTGGACAACCAAATGACCAGCATCCTGGACGCTTTGGTGAAATCCGGCGCAATCCTCGATGATTGCCGGAAATTCGTCAAGGCTTTGGCGGTAATCGACGGCGGAATCGACAAATCCGACCCACGCGCAGAAATCACAATCATCACCCGGGAGCCGGGCGAGGAATAAGCAGGAGAAACCACGGTGGGAAGATTTAAGCCACGAGATGAAGCCATCATTCGAGAGTTTGACGAGCTGACCGTCATCATCCTCTACCGCGACACCATCTGGATCGTGCCGAAGCGCGCAAGCTGCAACATCATCTTCCACCGATGGTTCAGCCCACCACTCGGCAGCTTCCCGGACTGGCACAAATTCCGGAAGAAACTCATCGAGAACAAACACATCACCCTCGACGACTGCTACAGGTGGGCAAGGATCCACCAAATCCAGAGCCAGGGAACAACCAGGGCGCCGACCATAAACGGCCAACCGCTACTAAAGCCCGCAACAATCGCTAAAAATAACAGGAGGCAAAAATGAAGCTCATCGAGCTAAGCCAGGCACTCGAGCACTGGCACCAAACCAAGAGCGTCGCAGAGGCTACCGACATCTGCGAGCAACTATACCAAGACATGGGCCAAAAGGTCCGCAACGACTACGCCGAGCCGACCATCCACGAGGGGGAAGAATGAGCGGCCAACAACTAGCAGGAGTGGCGCTCATAATATTCGCCACGGGTTTCGCCATCGCCTGCGTCGCCGTAGCATTCAACCAGAAAGGCAAGGGGGGCGAAAAATGAAACTCCAAGGCAAGAAGACAGGAACGGTCGCGGGCTTCATCGGCTACATCGACCAGGCCACCCCAGTCGTAGATCCGGCGACAGGGAAGACCTTGCTGACCGTCCGCTACAAGGACGCAGGGGTCAACTGCTATAAGAACTACGAAACCATCACGGAATTCAACGCCGACTGGGAAGACTACACGCCAGAGCCGGACCCGAGCTTCCTAATCGTGAAGATCCAGAAGCTCGAGAACAGCATCAAGGCCCTCGACGAACGGCTCAAGACGGCCGAAGAAAAAATGCTAGACCTCGGCATCAAGATGGCAGACGCCGAGGATGACATCGCCCAGCTGAAAGAGGAACCCACGGAGTGCCCGCATCGCGAAGACAACGAGCAAATCCTCGGCAGGGCCGGAGAATACGACGGATTGCCGATACACTCAATATTTGAGCGCATGAAGCAAGACCTCCGCGACTGGGTCGAGAAAAACAAAATCGACAAAATCAGGGCGTTTCACTACTCAGACCCAGCCGGCCGCCGCGGCGTCCTATTCGAAGACAAAACCAACAAAGGCCGAAATACCCTAGTCCTCATCGGCTGGCCAGCCATCGGCCTCAAGGACGGCGGCATCTACACGCCAGACGAACTACTAACCACAGGAGAGGCAGGGAGAAAATGAAACCACAGGCACAAATCGAGTACAAACCGCTCAGCGAGCTCAAAGAGCTCCCGGGCAACCCTCGAACCATCAAGAAAGACCAGTTCGAGAAGCTCAAGAAATCGCTCCAGGACAACGCCGACTACTTCGAAGCGCGCCCGATCATCCTGAGCGACAGGACCGGCGAGAACATCATCCTGGCCGGCAACCAGCGCTACAAAGCCGCTAAGGCGCTCAAGATGAAGCAGGTGCCAACCATCACCCTCCACGGCCTCACGGAAACCCGCGAGCGCGAGATCATCATCCGCGACAACGTCAACAACGGCGAGTGGAACGTGGACATGCTCGCGAACGATTGGAACCCAGACGAGCTAATCGAATGGGGCGTCGAAATCCCGGACATCAAGGCCGAGATTGAAATCATCGAGGACGAAGCGCCAGAGCCGGACGAGAGCCAGCAAGCCAAGAGCAAGCTCGGCGAAATCTACCAGCTCGGCAATCATCGCCTCATGGTCGGCGACAGCACCAAAGCAGAGCAAGTCGCAGAACTCATGGACGGCGAACAAGCAGACCTACTCGTGACGGATCCACCATACAACGTGGACTATGCAAACATCAAAGCGAGCGTGATGAAAGCCCTCCACCACCGCACAGACGGGAAAACAATCTCAAACGACAACTTCAAAGACGACTCGGAGTTTCAGCAGTTCCTCATAGACAGTCTCGGCAACGCAAACGACGCTCTGAAAGATGGTGGCGTTTTCTATATCTGGCATGCTGACTCGCAAGCATTCAGCTTCTGGGAAGCAGCCCATCAAATCGGCTGGACAGTCCGCGAGATTCTCAACTGGGTAAAAGACCGCCTTTCAATGGGGCGTCAGGACTACCAATGGCAGCATGAGCCTTGTCTATATGGATGGAAAGGCGGCGCAGGCCACTACTTCATCGACCTCCGCACACTCACGACCGTATTTGACGACGAGCGCCCAATCGAGGAGCTAAGCAACAAAGAACTCAAGGAACTAGTCGCCAACTATCGCCAGGCGGTTCCGACCACAATCATCCGCGAAAATAAGCCGAGCAAGAGCGAAGAACACCCGACCATGAAGCCGGTCAAGCTCATCGCCAGACTAATCGGCAACAGCAGCCGCGAGGGCGAGCTAGTCCTCGACTTATTCGGCGGAAGCGGCACAACCATGATTGCGGCCGAACAGCTCAACCGCCGGTGCTACATGATGGAGCTCGACCCGCACTACGCGGACGTCATCATCGAGCGGTGGGAGAATTTGACCGGGAGAAAGGCCGAGAAAATCCGCTAAATGGTCGCCGCGCAACTCCTCACCAGCACAACCGACGAATGGGCGACCCCGCAGGACCTATTCGACCGCCTAGACGCATGCTTTCACTTCACACTTGACCCATGCGCCACGGACGAGAATCACAAGGCGCCAAAATACTACACCCGCGAGCAGGACGGCCTCAAACAGGACTGGGGGGGGGAGATTATCTGGTGCAATCCGCCCTACGGCCGCACAATCGGCGAATGGATCAAGCGATGCGCCGAACATCAAGGCATCGCCGTCATGCTCATCCCGGCGCGCACAGACACACGCTGGTGGCACCAATACATCGACGGCAATCCGAACGCCAGCGTCCACTTCATCAAGGGCCGACTCAAATTCGGCGGCGCGAAGAATCCGGCACCATTTCCGTCCGCAATCGTAACATTCACAAATTGGAGAATCGACAAATGAAAGACCAAGCAGAGCGGTCGAGAGGATGCGTCCGCGAACACTACGAGCAGGAACGCGGACCGGACGGAAGCCTCGAATTATTCAGGTGGACCGACCTAGACCGCAAGACGCTCGGCAAGAAGAAGCTCGACGAAATAATCAACAGATGGCGCGAAAACGTCAAGAGAGGAGGACCAGATGGCAAATGAGCAGAACCTGCGAAAGCTCACCACGAGTGAAGCACGAGAGATTGGCAAGCTCGGCGGCAAGGCATCAGCGGCCGCAAAAGCCAAGAAGCGCACCCTGCGAGAAATCGCGGAGATGGTCGGCACGATGGAGCTCAAAGACCCGAAGATGCTCGCCGCACTCCACGCGGCGGGTTTCAAGGACCCAATCACCAACGACGACGCCGCATTCTTTGGCCTTTGTCGAAAGGCGCAAAGCGGCGACCCATCAGCCATGAAGCTACTGGCGGAGATGCGCGGCCAATACAGCACAAGGGTCGAGGTCGAGCCAGTCCAGCCGAAGCCACTAATTGACCTCACGAAAGGGGGAGAGAAATGACAGAAGAATGGAGAGAAGCCTCAGTATTCCCGGGGCGCTTCCTAGTCAGCAACCTGGGAAGAATAAAACAAGCGGTGCGCTACGACAGACGCGGACGGAGAGCCGGCGGGAGAATCCTCACAATGAACAAACGCGACAAAGATGGCTACGTCATCGTTCAGCTCCAATTCGGCAATCAAAAGAAATGGCCAAAAGTCCACCGCCTCGTCGCCGAGGCATTCATTCCCAACCCGGGCAACAAACCGGCGGTTGATCACATCAACACCATCAGAACGGACAACAGGGTCGAAAATCTTCGATGGGCGACAACCAGAGAAAACGCGAACAACCCCATCACAATCGAGAAAAACAGGCGCGCCCAAACGGGGAAAAAGATGAGCGCAGAGTCAAGCAGGAAGAAAAGCCAAGCAATGAAAGGGAGGCCAAGAAAATGCTCGAAATAATAAACTTCATCATATCATGGACGTCCGTCATCTTCCGCGCAGGCGGCATGCTCGCGAAGAACCCGAACCGCATCAAGCTGCTAGTTTCAGCCGGCAACCTCGGCTGGATGATCAGCGGCATCCTCACCGGCAACGCGCCACTAATCGCGAGCAACGCCATCTGCCTAATCGTGATGGCAGCCGAACTAATCAAAGGGAGGCACAAGGATGGCAGACAACGCCAGAACGACAGCGCTAAATAAGCTCCAGCCGCTCTTCATGAGCAACAATCGCTTCCTAATCGCACAGGGCGGGATGCGCGCCGGCAAGACCTACCCGATCATCATGCTCATCACCAGCTGGTGCCAGACCTACCCCGGCAAGGTTTGGAGCATCGCCGGCATCAGCTACCCGCACCTCGCCAAGGGCGCAATCCGCGACTTCCAGAACATCATGAAGAACGGCGGCATCTGGGAGCCGGAGCGTTGGAACGGAAGCGCAAAGACCTACACCTTCGCCAACGACAGCATCCTCGAGTTCATCAGCGTCGACAAGATGGACGCCCACGGCCCAGCCCGCGACGGCCTATTCGTGAATGAGGCGAACGACATGGACTGGGCGACATTCGACCAGCTCGCAAGCCGCACGGCCGACAAGATCATCATCGACTACAACCCAACCGCCGAATTCTGGGCCCACACGGAGCTACTCGCCAAACAGCCGGAGCGCTGCGACTTCATCATCCTCACCTACCGCGACAACGAGGCACTCAACCCGAACATCCGCGACTACATCGAATCCAGAAAGCCAAAGCCAGGCGAGAAGCCGAGCAACTGGTGGACGGTCTACGGCGAGGGGCAAATCGGGAGCCTCGAGGGCAACGTCTACCACGGATGGCGCAAGCTCACCGAAGCCGACCAGAAAGCCCCGCGCAAGCTCGTCCGCTACGGCCTCGACTTCGGCTTCAACGACCAGACGGCCATGGTCGCCATCGAAGAAACGGAAACAGGCCAGACGATCATCACCCAGCTCATCTACGAGAGCGGGCTACACTCCGACCAATACCCAGAGGCGCTGAAGCGCGCAGGAGTCAACTACACCACCCTAATCGTGGCGGACGCCGCAAGGCCGGAAATCATCGCTACAATCCGCGAGGCAGGCTACCGCATCATCCCAGCCGACAAGAACGCCGGCAGCGTCATGCGCGGAATCGACCGCGTCCAGCAGCGCCAAATCATCTACGACGGCAAGGACCTCGAACGCGAGTATTTGAGCTACGCCTGGCGCAAGACGCGAAGCGGCGAAACGCTCAACGAACCGCAGGACGGCAACGACCACCTCATGGACGCGCTCCGCTACGCCATCGACGACCTCAGCCGCCCACGCTTCGACTTCTAAGAACCACCCCGAACCGCTCCCAGGGGTGGCTTTTTGCGCCGTGCCGACAGGCCACCACAATCAAGGCATCATTAACAAGGAGAGAACGCATGCTCAAATTCTCCGGCATCCAGCCGGTGCAGTTCGGCGCCAAAGACTGCACACCGGCCACGCTAAATGCCGAAACCAAGCTCCGCCTGGAGCGCATCAGCTTCGAAACCGAAGCCGACACCAAGAAAGCGGAGGAAATCCTCGCGGGATGCTTCCCGGACGACGAAGCCTTCGTGCTCGAATTCATCCGCGCGAAGATGACCACGATCGACAAGCAAATCCTCAAGGCATACCTCACCGGCGGAGAACGCGCCGTGCGCCTAATCGAGGACAGCATCAAGGACAGCATCAACTCGACACTCGCGAAGAAGACGGAGGCCTAAGATGCTGACAATTGTCTACCAGGACTGCCCGACCTGCGGCAACCGCAAGGACTGGGGCGAGCGGACAATCGCCAAAGCACTCAAATCCGGCAAGGAAATCCGCAAGCTGAGCTTCGCATCGCCAGAGGGCGCACACCTCTGCAAGGAAGCCATCTACGCAGGCATGACCAAGCTCCCATTCATCACCGATGGCGTTAAATTCAGCCAAGAAATCGACGACTTCCTCGAGAAACCGAAGAAAACGCGCAAGAAAGCGCCAAAGACGGAGGAACCAGACGATGGGGCTGTTTGATCGACGAAATAAGGCCAAAGCTCAGCGCGAGCTAGACGTCCGCCGCCGCGAATCCCAGCGAATCGCGCAAGAAATCCGCAACCAGTTCTACAGCTCGCCGCTTTGCTCGGACTACGAGAACCTATTCGCCCAAGTCCGCCCGCTCATCGACGAGATGAAGATGGTCCGCCCCTACGGCATCGGCAAGAACGGCGCGAGGCTGCCAACATCCAGAACCCCAGAGATCAACCTCCTCGACTACCCGAACGAAGACATGGGGTGGGCCGAGTTTGCGGACCTAATCTTCGCCACTTGGCTCACTAAGGACCAGCTATACATCCACGCCTGGCGCGACGCCCGCGGCAACATCAAGGGCTACACGGTCCTGCCAGCATCCACCCGCTACTGGAACGGCCACAGGCTGGTCTGGCAAGCAATCAACGCCGACGGCCAAGTCATCACGCTAGACGACAGCGAGGTGATGACGCTCCGCTTCAGCCGCAACCCAGACAACCCAGCGCAGGGCGTGAGCCCAGCCACCTCGGTCCGAATCTGGACCCAGGTCGATGACGTGATCAGCCAATACCAGCGCGCCTACTTCGAGAACGGCGCCATCCCAGCCACGCTGACCTTCATCACGGCAAGCACAGAGGAACGCTACAACGCCGTGCGCCGCGAACTCGAACACAAGACCCGCGGAGCCGACAACGCGAACAAGACCGTCTACATCTGGCGCCAGATGCTGCCAGAAACAGGCGAAACCAAGGACCAGGTCGAGGTCAAGACCATCCAGGCCCCGAACAGCACCCTCGCCATCAAGGACATCGTCGCAATCGTCAACGACAAGCTCAACAAGAGCCTGGGCGTGAGCAACTTCATCCTCGGCGACGACTCGAGCGCCAAATACGACAACGCCGAGCTCAGCGACTACCAATTCACGCGCCGCCGCGTCTACCCGGCACTGGTTAGCTTCTGGAACCAATTCCAGCACGAGCTCGACCGCATCACCGGCGGCCTCGGCTACGCCATCAGCTTCGACCTAGACCTCCCAGACCTCACCGAGCGCATCAAGACCAAGGCCGAAATCGCCAAGATCAACGCCGAAACGCTCACCAGCCTAATCAACGCAGGCGCAAGCGCAGAATTCGCCACCAAGGCCCTCAAGCTCGATGCCGACTGGTTCAACGCCGGCATCGGCATCCAGACCAAGCGCGACGCGGACGCAGCATTCAAAGAAATGCAGACCATCGCCGCACTCCGCGCATCGACACAGCCTACCGTCGAGGCCGAAACGGTCGACAGCGAGCCGAAACCAGCCGACAGCGAGCCAGAGCCAACCGATCAAATCTTTGACGGCCACCACTGCGACTGCAGCCATCACACCGACGCAGGCCCGGTCATCTTCGCCGACGACGAGCGCACCGAGAAGACCATCTACGACAAGCTCATCAGCCTCGCCCGCGCCATCGTGGCCGAGAACCCGAACTTTGACGAGGGTCTAATCAAGAACGAAATCTGGGATCTACTCGAAGAACAGGCGGCCGCAGGCGGCAACGTTTCGCTCGAACACCTCGCCGACCTAGTCGAGGACCCAGAAACTGAGCGCATCATCAAGGAGGCACTCGAACAGGGCTACGACATCAGCGACGCGCTCACCGACCGCATCAAGCAGCGCACCAACCTAATCGTCAATGACTACAGCATGCACACCCGCGAGCAGATGCGCGCAGTCCTCGCCAACGCCGAAGAACTCACAGCCGAAGAAATCCAGGAACGCCTCGAGCAGGTCATCCCGTACAGCCGCGCGGCAACCATCGCCCGCAACGAAACCGTGTATGCATTCCGCTCCGGACGCCTAGACGCCGACATGGAAACCGCCAAGCGCTTCGGATTCGAGAACAGGCTCCAGCTCACCTGGCGATGCACCCAGGACGCCAAGACCTGCGACGTTTGCGCCGCGATGGACGGCCAGACCACGATCATCGGCCAAGCATACGCCGACCAAATCACGAAGCCAGCCGGCACCCTACTCGCCAACGGCAACGTGCTCGAAAAGGCGGAAACCTACAGCATCACCCAGGACCAATGGAACGATCAGGGCCAAATCCCAAGCGCACACGTCAACTGCCGCTGCTACTTCGACGAGAGGATCATCTAATGGCCACCATCCACTGTCCAACCTGCCAGCGAGTCCTCGGCGACACCAGCCGAAGCATCGACGCGACAATCAACTGCAAGCGATGCGGCGCCCAGCGCGTCCGCATCACCATCGCAGACCACTCGGATTATTTGACAAACACCCAGGCGGAAATCGCCGGAAAGGACACCAATGACAAATCCAAATAATGCGGTCGGCACACCGGCGGCATTCAGCGGGCGCAACAGCGTCAAGGCATTCAACAACATCACCGGCGCATTCACGTCCGGCATCATCAGCGGCTGGGGCTGCGCGCCAGTTTCAGGTCTCACGGTCGCGGTCGGCGGAACCGCCGGCACCCGCGACATCGCGGTCGCAGAAGACGCCAACGGCAACCGCACCACAATCAGCAACATCAGCGAGGCACCAATCGAGGTGGTCATGGGCGCAAGCCCAGCGACCTACAACCGCATCGACGCGATTGTCGCCTACGTCGAACCAAGCCCGACCGGCGACAACTCGACCCAAGACAACCCGATGGCCTGCGGAATCATCCCAGTCGCCGGCACCGCGGCAGCCAACCCAGCCCAGCCAACCGACGCGCAAATCCGCAGCGCCATCACGACCGACGGCGGAACTGGCTCCAGCGCCTACTACTGCATCATCGCACTAATCACCCGCACCCCTGGCCAGACCACAATCGCCAGCGGCAGCATCGGTAAGGCTCCAGCTTCCCAAGACACCACCATGGAGCCAATCAACATTACGCCAGAAATCACCGCCATCGGAGCATCACACATCATGTTCACGCTGACCGGCAAACACCTGACCTTCACATATCAAGGGCCAAGCCAGACCTGGGCCTCCGGCGACCTCATCCTCACGGTGCCAGCCAAATATCTACCAAAGGGAATGCCAGCCATGAACCAATACTTCCTAGTCGGAACAATCAACGCCACCATAATGAACTGCTACGTCAAGCCGGACGGCCAAATGGTCATCAACAATATTCCATCATCAACAACCGGCCGCCCATACATCGCAGGCGGCTGGGATATTGCCTAGACCGTGCCGACAGAAAGGAAGAATCGAAACATGAAAGCGCAACACATCCGAGCTAAGCTCGACAGCAAGACAAACGCGACAAGCGCAAAGCGGCGCTTTCGCAACATCCTGGCCAACAGCGGACTAGTCATGGAATCAGGCGAAACCCGCCCGCTCGATGACCTCTACGTGATGGGCTACGACGGCGAACTCTATCGCATCGCAGACCTAAACACCAACCCAGACAAGCAAACCGAAGACTACAGCGTCAAGGCTCAAGCGGACCACGGCGAACTCATCGAGGGAGTCGGGCTAGTCTCGACCATCGAGAAGCAATTCGGCAACTGCAAGGTTTGGCTCGAATCCGACGGCCTCCACGCCCGCATGTACTTCGCCAACGACGACCCACTAGCAGACCACGCCTGGGCAATCAGCGACGGAGCCAGCTACAGCATCGGCTTCGACTGGTACGAGGACGGCTACTACGGCACAGGCTACCAAATCGACCAACCTATCGGAATCCTGCGCGAGATTTCGATGGTACTCACCGGAAACGATCCGCGCGCCAAGACTATCG